GGGCCGACTGGAGCCACGGACGCCCGTCCACGCGCTGGATCACGCGGAACGCGATCTCGTCGTTGGCGAAGCGGACGTGCTCCGAGGTGGACGCCTGCATGATCTGGCGGTCACCGACCAGGTACTGCGAGAGGTCCACGAAGTTGATGTCGCCCGCGTCGCCGAGCTTCGGGGCCTTCTCCGTGAACAGGACCGGACGGCCCAGGATGGTCATGGGCGGACCCGACTGACCGTTGTTCAGCCAGATCGCCGAACCGCCGGTACCCACCGAGAGCGCCATCGTGGCCAGCTCCGGGAAGGTGTCGTGCGAGGCGACCCAGACCGCGCTACCCAGGGAGCTGGGCAGCATCCGGCTGTACATCTTGACGATGTTCTCCCACACGATCGTGTCGGCGGGCTGGCCGGACTCCTTGGTGACGGAGACCGAGGCGGAGGCGTTCAGCCAGCCGAGCGGCTCACCGGTGCCCGAGCCGTTCATGAACGCGTCGTCCTCGAACCAGCTGAGCGCCTGCGGGAGCTTGCTGGTGAGGAAGCCGGAGAACGCCGAGCCGTCCTGGAGCAGCTCCGAGGAGGCGACCGCGTACGCGGTGAGCTTCTTCGCGTCGAGGACGACGCGGGAGAAGGACGCCACGGACTCCGACAGCGCACCGGCCTCTTCGGTCCAGTAGCAGATCACGCCGCCGAAGACGCTGGAGGCGTGCGAGGTGTCGTCCACGGTCGGGATCGGGACCCGGCCGTTCTCCATCGCGATGACCGTGGCGCGCGGGCGGGTGATGCCCGTCTCCAGGGAGAGCGCGAGCAGCTCGGCACGGAGCACCTCGGGAACGAGGAAGCCACCGTCGGACGGGATGGTCGTGCCGTACGAGTTCTTGATCTTGGTGGCCTTGGCCGCCTTGGCGGTCAGCTCCTCACCGTTCCGCAGCTGGGCGCGCTGCGGGTAGACCATCTGCATGAACTCGGTGAGGTCCGAGAACTCCTCGTCCATGGCCGCACCGGGGGCCTTGGCGTTGTACAGCGTCTTGCCCTGCGTGGCACCGCCGCGCTGGGAGCGGAGCGTCATGTTGAGGCGCTTGATGTCGTTGGACACCTTGCCCTTGTCGCCGGTGAGCATCTCGGCGAGCGCCAGCTGGGTCTGCTCCTTGACCTGCTCGCCCAGCTCCTTGTCCTTGTTCATGACGGTACGGGCGTAGTTCTGGAGGAACGTCTTGCGGCCCTCCGGGTCGGCCCAGATCTTGTTGACACGCTCGGTGTCACCCAGAAGCTCTTCCAGTTCCGACGCGTTGGTCGGAATGACGATCTTCGTCACGCGTGCACTCCTTCCAGTGCGTCAGCAGCCGCAGCCGCCATGTCCCGGCGGAACTCGTCGGGGTCGAATGCGAAACCGGGCTCCTCGACGGGCTCCGGCTCCGGCTCTGTGGGGGCGACGTTGTCGGCCTCGGATGTCGAGTTCATGACAACGTTGTCGTTGCGCGCCGTGATGTCGCCGAGAACTTCGTCGGCGAGCCCCGCGTCCACGGCCTCCTGGGCGCTGTACCAGGTCTCCGCCTGCATGACGGCCCGCCAGTCCTGCGGCGTGCCGCCCGCCTTGTCGGAGTAGATCGAGGCGATGTTGTCGCTGGTCTTGTCCAGCAGGTCGGCCAGGTCCCGGAGGGTCTTGGCATCACCCATCGCCATACCGGCCGCGTCGTGGATCATCATCGTGGCGTTCTTCGCCATGACGACCCGGTCGGCGCCCATCGCGATCACGCTGGCGATCGAGGCCGCCAGGCTGTCGACGTACGCCGTCACGCCGCCGCGCTGCTTGAGGGCCTGATAGATGGCCACACCCTCGAACACCTCGCCGCCTTCGGACGAGATGTGCAGGTCGATCGGTCCCTCGATGGCCGACAGCTCCATGAGGAAGTCGCGGGCGTAGACGCCCCAGCCGCCGATCTCGTCGTACAGCATGACCTGCGTCGTCGCGCTGGCCTCGGCCTTGTTCTTGATCTCGTACCAGGAACGGGCGCCCTTGGACTGGAGGTTGCGGATGTCCCTGGCGGTCCATGCCTTCATGCGGCCACCTCCTCGGGGACCGTCGGGTCTGTCGTGGGCATGACAACCGGAGACGCCGAGGGCTCCGGCTTCTTGAACTCCATGGGGGGCAGGCCCAACAGCTGGCAGGCGACCTCGGTGTCGGCACCAGCGGCGACCAGGGCGACGATCGCGTTGACCTTGGCGGTCAGCTCATTCACGTCGGCCTGCCGGTCGTCGGGCACAGGCGAGCAGTAGTCGAACTCCACACCCTCGCCGGTCGACCCGAACATCGGCAGGAACTCGTTGTTCAGCACCGACTTGATCCGCTCCAGCAGCGACACCAGGATCCACCGGGCGAACATGTACTCGCCCGCCTCGGCGTTGGCCCGGTTGACGTTCTCCGAGGTGCCGAGCATCGCCTTCGGGAAGCCGAAGGCCTCACGGATCTGCTCGCTGTTGAGTTGGCTCATCTCGGCGAACTGCATGTCCCGGTGGACGGCCTGACGCTCCACCCAGTCCATGTCCTCGCCTTCGAGGATGGCCACGCGGTGGGCGTTGTCGGGGCCCTTGTGCTGCTCGTTCCACCGGAACTGGAGGCGCCGGTATTCGTCGTCGTCGAGGTCACGGGCGACCTTGATGATGCCGCCCGGCTCCGCCGAGTTGAGGAAGTACGCGCGGTTCCACTCATCCGAGAAGCGCACCGAGTCGATCTTCGCGAGCACGGACTGGACCGGCCCGACCCCCCGGTACTCGGACAGGGGGTCAGGTCGGCGGCTGAAAATGACCTCATCCGTGCCCAGGCGGACCCGCTGGCCGTCGGGCGCACGGTACTCGTAGCCCGAGATGTAGGTGTCCGCGCTCTCCAGGATCGTCATGCGGTCCGGGCGGACCGGCCAGATCTCCGTGGGCGCAGCGAATCCGGACGGGCGGGGCAGATGCCACCAGCCCTCACCCACCAGGAACATGTGCTGGGCGTAGACCTCGACCAGCTCCTGCTGCGTGTAGAACGGGTTCGGCTTGTTCCACACCTTCAGCGCCAGGTGCTGGGTGACCTCGACCCGGTCGTCCATGCCCTCGTACGCGTACGTGCGGCGGCCGTCCGTCCGCTTGCGGAAGAGCTGCCAGCGGACGGTCGAGGCGGCCTCGGCGGTGCGGTTGACGATGGCGAAGACGGTGCCGACGTTCTTCATCGCCGTCAGCCCGGCGACCGTCCCGATGGGCGCGGGGGCCGGGTAGTTGCCGATCGTCATCCGGGAGAAGGGCAGAGGCTCGGACCGGTTGAGGAGAGCGCTGAGGAGACTGGTCACCTACGCCCTCCTTTGGTCAGGGTCATGTCAATTGCCCGGTCCAACAGTAGCAGCGAAAATCCTCCGACGATATACCCCAGGGGCAGGAGGAACAAGGCCACCCCCCAGGTAATCGCCGCAAGACCTACGGCCGAGAGCCACATCGACGCAAAGACTTTCAGGTACGCCTGCACCCCATCGGGCAGCGCCTTCCACATCTTCATCAGCACGGGTCTCCCGGACGTCGTCGGACCCGTGCCACCAGGTCCAGCTTGGCGACCATGTACCGCATGGCATCGCAGCCGTGGTCGTTGATCTTCAGCGGCGCCTCCTTGGGCGCCTTCGTCCCGGTGTTGTCCCAGACGTAGTCGGCGATCTCCTCGACCGTCGAGGTCGGCTTGCCCGCCGCCTTCAGCGACTCGTCCACGTGCATCACGGAGTCCGCGAAGAAGAAGATGCGGGGCTTGCCGTCGGCCTGCACCTCGAACCGCCTCTGCGTCGCCTGGAGGCCCCGCGAGACGTCCTTCTTGGCCTTGCCCACGGGCAGGCCCAGGTGCTTGACCAGGGTCGCCCGGTCCTCGGCGTCGTGGTCCGCGATGATGACCGGCTTCGGCTCCCGCTTGTACTTCTCCATCTGGTTCAAGATCCGGCGGGCGTGGTCCTCGACCAGGGTCTTGGAGTGGTAGATCTCCCGCGTCAGGTACAGGCGGCCGTCGTGGTCGACCCGCCACCACTGGGCGACGAAGGGGTTCACGAACCCGAAGTCGATGGTGATGTACAGCGGCCAGTCGTCCGGCACCCTGAACTTGGGGATGACGTGGACCGACGGGTCGAACTCCTCGAAGATCTGGCCCTCGGCGGCCACCCACTTACCCCAGCGCATGCGCGCGTGGCGGGCGCCCTTCAGGCTGCGGTCCAGACCGTCGATGTAGTTCCGGCCGACCTCGGTCCAGTCCTTGCCGTCGTGGTAGCCGGGATTGTCCTCGTGCTTGGAGTAGAGCAGCTTGCAGCGGCCCTCGTCCGCGCGGCGCTTGAGGTGGTGCGAGGGGGCACCGGGGTTCGTGGCCATGAGCAGGCGGGGCTTCTTCAGCACGCCGTTGCGCAGGCGGGTGACCAGGTAGTCGAGGTCTTCCTCGGTGGACTCGATGGCCTCGTCGAAGAAGATCAGGTCGAACTCGGTCGACAGGATCTTGCTGGCCTTGTCGATACCGCTGACCAGGATGGTCGAGCCGTTGCCGTACTTGAACGCGGGCGGCTCCTGGGACGAGCCGCCATAGAACCAGACGATGCCGCTGGCCAGAGCCTCGGCGGCGACCTTCTCCCGGAAGCTGGTCAGCGTCGACGAGGTCAGGCTCGCGTGCGTCTTGCGGACGATCAGCGCCCGGAGCTTCGGGTACTTCATGCACAGCAGGTGCATGTACGACAGGACCGCGATGGTCTTGCCCGTGCCTGCTGCCCCCGACAGCAGCACCTCGGGGTAGTCCGACTCGAACAGCTCCTTGGCCGCACCACGCGGCTCGACGCGGACCGTCGTTGCCGTGCTCATGTCAACCCAGGTCGGGGAGTTCGACGCCGACGACCTCGTACTTCACGGTGCCGGTCTGCTCAACCTTCGTCGGCTGGTCCAGACCCTCCAGCTTCCGGTACGACTCTGCGATCGAGCGCATCTCCTTGTACGCCGCGAGCACCGGCATCGGGTCCTCCAGTGGTTGCCCGGTCTCCGGGTGCGCGACGACCTTGCCGTGCGCGGTGACGTAGTGGGTCTTGGAGGCGACCTCTTCGGCCTTGCGGTACAGCTTGTCCAGCCGCTCCCGCTCGAACTCGCGGGCCACGTCCGTGGCGTCGGCACGTGCCGCCTTGTATGCGCGCTGGACGCGGGCGTGCGCCGCCGACTGCGAGCAGCCCATGCGCTCGCCGATCTCGCGGTAGCTCAGCCGCTTGCCGCGCAGCCTGGCCGCCTCGATGTCGAGGGCTGCCTGATCGGGGTGCTTCTTGGTGCCCTCGATCTCCTCGCCCTCGCGCAGCAGCCCGAGCCGGGCCAGCGGTTCCTCCGCCTGCTCGATGGTCATGCCGCCTCCTGGAGCTTGACGTGTACTCGTCAAGAGTACCCAGGATTGTTCCGGACGGAAACAAACGGTAGGGACCGAACGCAAAAGAGCCCCGGCCGAAGCCAGGGCTCTCTGTCTCACAGGGTCTCAGAGTGACGACCGGGTCTTTCGCTCACCGTCGCCCTGCATGAAGGTCCGGGCGAACTCCCACGCGGTCTCGTTCTGGGGGACCTTCAGCTCCACCCTGCTCGGAAGCTCGATGGGGAGGTCCGGACGCCATGACGCCCAGTGCTCGTCGTTGCTGGAGTACGCGTCGCAGGACGGACACCACGTCCCGAGCACCACGGGTGACCCATCGGCGAACACCATGTACACGCGGATCGTAAGCCCGCAGGTGGTGCACCAGGGCCGGGCTCCCGACCTCCACGCCAGCTGAGTCGGTCGTCGATTCATCAGTTCTCCTGCGTCTTCTGGAGGGTCTCGGCGTTCTCCTGGAGGCGCTCCTTGGCGATCTCCAGCGCCCGGCGGGCGGTCCAGTCGGACACCCCGTACGTCTTCATCACGGTGGAGCGGCCGGGCAGGGGCTCCCCGTTGGCGACCAGCTTCTCCACCAGGGTCTCCTGGTCGATCACCAGCCCCTCCAACGCACGCTCCAGCGTCGTCTGGGGCTCCTCCTGGAGGGGCGGCTCGAAGGCTGGAGGCGGCGGTGCGGGCAGCTCCTGCATCTGGTCGTACACCGGCGTGACCTGCGGCTGGAGGGCCTCCAGCTCCCCCTCCACGGGGGCTGGAGAGACCTGGAGGGGAGCCTCCTCGACGGCATCAGGGCGGTGACCCCACAGCAGGCCGTGCACCCGCCACAGGATGAGCGGCGCCACGCTGGAGACCCCGATCACCACCCACGCCGTCATCTCCAGGAACTCGCTGGAGAGGAGGTGGGAGGTCGCCACCATCACCAGGAGGACACCCACCGCGAGGGCGGTGTCCCGTCGCTCCCGCAGAGCCACGAGCACGTACGCATCCAGCGCCGCCGGGAGGCACCAGGCCATCCCTCCAAAGCCGCACGCCACCGCCAGGTCGTACTCCGCCGACGCGGTGGAGGCGGCGCACACCAGATAGACGATGGTTCCGATGGTCTTGTTGGCCGCTACACTTCGTACTTGCATGGGTTCCCTTTCGAGGGGATCTACCGGCCCGGACCCCGATGCGGGGGTCCGGGCCACTTTCATATCAGGTCACTGGTGCGGGCAGTCGGATACCCACCAGCCGCACTGCCCGCAGTAGGTCGCCGGGCCGTACGAGGGGCCGTGCGGGCATGAGGTGCGGAACCAGCCCCCGCAGGCCACGCAGAAGTAGTTCAGGAGCTTCTTCACGACGCCTCCTTCTGCGGGGCCTTGTCGAGCCACACCAGGTGCGTCCTGGCCGGATCACGCGGGTCACGCACCTTCAGCACACGGGCCTTACCGATGCGCCCCTTCTCGATCTCAAGCTCCTGACCAGCCTCTTCGTCTTCGAGGGGAGGGGCCTCGGTGGGGG